TTGTTGTACTCAATGACGAGACCCGTACGGGCGCCATTCTGCTCCAGCTCTTCGATCGACATGTTCGCCAGTGCACCTGTCTTGACCTTCCAGCCGGAGTTCGCCGTCGTGTTGATCACGTGCAGCTCTTGGCTGGAAATCTTGTTCAGCATCTCTTGAGGGCCGATCAGATTTTCTACCAGACCTATCGTATGCCCTCGGCGGAAATATGGGAAATATGGGACTACCGTAAAGTGATTATACGGAGACCAGTCATCATGCAGTTTCACGTTGTCTGAGATAACAGACCAACGTATGCGCTTGACGATCTTCGTCATGGTGCTTAGGCCGAACGTGCTACACACGAGGGCGATGCGGTTGCGATCCCAATCTTCAGGAATTGGGCGCATCTCGCCTGTCTTCGTGTTAACGAAGTGCTCTTGACGATCCAGTACCCGATGCTGGCGCTCAATGACCCGGTGATTGCGCAAGACCGGGGACATATCGTACCCTAGAATCTGTCCGCCTGCCGGATTGAACGGGACACCGAAGCGGTCGCGGTTGATATCGATGGAGTCGTAGCCATACGGGTAGTAGCTCTGTGTCCGATTGCGGAGCAGTTCTGAGTCTGCCTTGTTGTACATGATGGCGATGTCATCTACCGTCATCCACTTCGTCACAAACACTTCATTCCATGTGTCGGGGTCGAATTGGTCAGCATCATTATCGATCATGACGTTCTTAGGGTTGATATTCTCTATCTTGACCTCGCCCTGAATGGAGTCGTTGAACTCCACCCTGATATCCAAGAACCCTCGTGACGAGATAATCCCATCTGCGAACATATCTGACCGTTTCCAGTCGAGCTGGTTGTTGTCAGAGATGTGCTTGAATACTTTAGTGAGGGTGTCGGCGGTCGTAGCTGACGCACCCGACTTTGGCCTGAAGCTGATTTCGGAGCGGTTATATATCTGCTCGCCCATCACGTTACCGACTGTCGAGATAATCTTATTTATCGTCAGCGCCGGACGACGTGCCTGACGCAACATCTCGCGGTCTGAGGCCGACCACTGATCCCCTTCAAAAAACCGATCACAGATCAGCGATTTCTCGACATAGGCACTATGACCATTGTCACGAACAAACTGGTATCTGTACCAAATCTTAGTAGCGAAGTCTGTATCTAAGGGCATGTTTTTTCCTAAGCCGCCATGTGTGTTGTATTAGAAGTCCCGGCTCGTAGTTTATCGCGCCAAGACTTTGTTTTTGCCTCTTTTGCTTTTTGTGGGGGTTCTTTACCCACTGCCAACTGTGCCAACCATGCGAGGCTATCTACGCAGTCATCATGTACACCAGCCGGGAACCGTAGCATCTCATTTCTGGCTGTATCGTACCAGTCTCCCTCTGAGTTGAAAGAGACCATGCCCTGCTGCATACGCCCCTGTAATGCCCGACCCCGCGCCTGCTTGTCGGTGATAGGCCGCATCACGACGATCGAGGGGTAAAAACTCATCTCCCGCATACGTTTTTTCAGCAGAGCTTCGATGGAGCGATAAATCTGTCCATCCTCTACGCCTATTGTCAGGCTTGGATGATACCAGCGTTTAGCCGTATTGAGAATCGCATCCACGATGAGAAACGCGTCCCCGCTCTTAAACCGTACCATCTCTGCAATGTGCAGCGTATCGTCACAGTCCTGCAATCCGACTGACCCCACAGTAAAGTCATTGTGCTGCTTCTCGCTGATGGCGAAGTCCCACGCGATAGATACGTGGCTCGTCCGACGTGGCGGCAGCGGCCCACGTTTGAAATAGTCTTTCACGAAGTACGCGCCATCGTCCGGAACCGGGTTCTGCTGGTACAGCGCCGCCCAAAACCTATTAGCGATCGTGGCCTTGATCCGCCTTAGCTTCTTGATGTCGTACCGCACCTCATGCAGCGGGTCTCCTTTCAGGCGCAGCAGTTTGCCGTTGGCTGGCGCAACATCATACACAATAGCGTCTGTATCCAGATCAAGATACTCATCGTGCTCGGCAATGGCTGGGTACTTGATGATCTCAAACTGGTCAGACTCAGGGTCTGCTGCCATAGCCTGCTGTAGCCGCCCCGCCAAGTCATCATCGTGCCACCAAGTCTGGATCACCAGTACCCCTGCGCCCGGCGCAAGCCGGGTGTACGCAGTAGAGCCGTACCAGTCCCAAAGAGACTCGCGTGTCGTGGCGCTGTCCGCCTCTTCGGCGTTCTTGATCGGGTCGTCAATGATCAAAATATGCGCACCCTTACCCGTGATACCGCCGCCCACACCTGCTGCAACATAGCCGCCTGCGTGACCATGTATTGACCACTCTTCTGTCGAGCGGTTATCTGGGTGCAGCCGGGCATCAAATACGGACTGGTACGCAGGGTCATCAAAAAATGCCTTGATCTTTTTAGAGAACCCCATTGCCAGAGAGATATTATATGAGCAGGCAATGATCTCGTGGTCAGGGAAATTCCCTAAATGCCATGCCGGGAATGTTTTTGACGCGATCTCCGACTTACCGTGTCGCGGAGGCATGAGTAACATCAGTCGTGGGCTAAGTCCCGCCTCCACGTCTTTTGAGAACTGCTCAAGTCGTCGGCAGATATCCTCGTGCACCCATCCTGCGGTGTACTTCGGATTCATGCGCTGGATGAACGGCAGCAGGTTTCGTTTTGCCAGAATACGTCCAGCAAGTTCCCGCTTTGCCGCAGTAACCTTCATCGGCTCAGGCTTGGCCGCTGGCGCTGGCGTCAGTTTATTCTTCTTCGTCGTCGTCATCTTCTAATTCCTTAAACTTTACGTCGGTGACTTCCCCTGTGACTATCTTCAGCAAATCAGCCGTGCTCATTCGTTCGAGCTGCTTCACTGTTACGCTGCCTGTGACATTCACATCGATGGTACGTTTAACTGGCTCATAATACCCGCACATCTTACCGACCTCGCGCCAAGCTCCGGTGAGTGCAGTTGGGTCTGCCATGACCTTCGCCATTTCCGCCGCTTCTAAAAATCCCTCCATGACCCGTTCACGTGTCATCTGGCAACTCTCCTCGTAGAGCGCTTTCTCTATGTCATATATCTTCAGAACCGCAGGGTCTTTTGCTAGGCGGTATGCGACTGTACCACCATCCGAATATCCGGCGCGATGCGAGGCACCGAGAATAGAGTCGCCCTCCGCCCAGAACTTCACAAAGAGACGTTGCTTCTCTGTTAGCGGACGATCCGGATTTGCCTTCAACACTTCTGGTAATGTGATTAGGTTAGGCGAAGTCTCCCGTAACTTCTTTATTCGTTCCGCTTTCTTTTCCGGGGTGTTCTGAGTAGCGGGTTTTTTACGACGGGGTACTGGGGTCGTATCATCTCTGGCCCTGATCTTCAGCTCGCTTGGGTCTTTGCGTTTGGTCATGGTGTTTCCGGGTAAATTAATGCGAAGTGTAATACGGCTGAAAAATCTTTTGAAAAATTTTTTATAAATTTTTTTGAAAAATTTTTATAAAAAAGTGTTCGGTTACGTGTCTTAGGCACCCCTCATCCCTCGTCAGCGCACACCACCCCCACTTCGGATTCCGTATTCAAGTCCCCAATAAGGAGTCTCTTTACCCCCAGCCGCACGGCTTCGACTTTTCTACGGCTCCGCTCTCCTTCCCGCTTTCCCACGCGCAGCGCAGAGCGTTGCGAACCCCACGCAACGCTCTGTCACTCTGCTGTTTGTGTTCTTTCCCTTAATACTTAACCCTTAACCCTAACAGGAGCAAATTATGCACGAACTCAAAAGAACACAACTGATCGAACAGATCGCAATACTACGCTGTGCAGTGGACTGCCACGAATCAGTTAATAACTCGCTGCGTGAATTGATCCGTCAGCGCGACGAGCAGATTGCGCATCTCTCAGGAATCCTGAAAGAGATCCACGCAATAAGCCACAAATAGCGGGCATGACAGAGCGTTGCGAACCCCACGCAACGCTCTGTCACTCTGCTTTTATGTAGTTCCCAATCAATCACTTTTGAAAGTTAATCATGAAAATCATCGACCCACTTGACTACGAGTACGACACAGCTTTCGTAGAAATTCAGCCATCAGTGATTTCGGAAGTCGAAGAGGACTTTGCGTTCAACGATATCTGTGCGTTACCCGAAGCGTTGGACTACCTCGACACGGACAGATCAGTCATCAGTTGGTACGGCGAAGAGTACACAGTGCGCCCAGAGTTCATCAAAAAGTGCAGTGACCTCTTGCGGCATCTAGCCTACCTGCACACTGTCCCCACGTTCGAAGAGGGCATCCCCTTCTAACCGGTACGTAGAGCGAACCCTCGCTCTACGTACTCATCCTGCTTTGACATTATCAACCTGAAGGAGAACAACATGGCCGCACTGAATAAAGCTCAACTGGTTCAAGAACTGGAAGTATTGCGCAAGCTGAACACCACCAAGGACGCACAGATTGCTGCGCTGCAATCGCGCACTGAAGACTTGCTGTCCCGCATCTGCGAGCTGGAGGGTCAGCTACTCAACGTCACGGAAGTGGCGAGCGCCGTCAACAGCTCACGGCGCGGTGCTGATCCTGCATGGGCTGCACGTGTGGCGCAGCGCAAGGCAGTGATGGAGGCAGCACGTGCTCAGGCTATGAACTCTAATCACATGGTAGTCGTGTAACTAATACGCAGAGTGAACACCACACTCTGCGTACTCATTCTGCTTATACGTTAATAACTCAGGAGTACATCATGAGCACACAGGGAATAGTAGTAGTTGAGTTAGAAGTCGAATACATTGTAGCAACCCTTCCACAAACCAAATAAAGGAAATATATGCTTATCCGTATGAGTATTAAACAAGCAGCATTCGCTATCATTAATGAGCGCGACGGCGAGGAAGTTGTCTCAGTCAGTATGGACAACTATGAACTATCGTGCGATGTCGCCGGTCTTGGCGAGACTTTGGCACAGGTCTGCACACACATTAAAGCTGCCTGGGCAGAACCTAGGAAAGAGGTAGCCGATAACTAATTAATACATGCAGGGCATACCGCCCTGCATTTGTGTAGTCCCTTGTTCGTTTAATCTGTTTAATCCACTTAATCTATTTATCTAGGAGAATCATCATGGCAACAAAATCATCCCGCACTCCAGCACAAGAAGCAGAGCTGAAAAAACTCCGCGCGAGGAAAGCGCACGCGGAGACGGTCGAACCAAAGATGGCGGACTCGACGGTCGGGCACGACCTGAACGAAGAAGAAGAGGATATCCTCAAAATGGTGCGCGCGATGACGGGCTTCGGCTTCCCATCATGGAAGCGTGCAATCGTAGGTATGCTGGTCGGCATCGGCGTCGGATGTGGCATCACTTACGCCGGGTCGATGATCATATCAGTCATCATGGCGGGTGCGGTGGCGACGACGAGTTATTTCCTGGCACTGGTTCTCGCGGTGCTAACCGCAATCATTGTGGCATACGCTGCAATGAAAATGAGCGCTAAGGCGTTCGGGTACATCGCATCCTCGACGATAGACGAGGATTACACTGCGGTCAAAAACAAAGTGATTGGCTGGTTCAAGCCAAAACCAGTCACAGCGTAAGCGGAAAGTGTGGAGCACCAAAGTGCTCCACACTTAAATCGTATAAATCATTTATCTCATTTAGGAGATTACTATGATTATCGAAAGTGGAGTAATCGTAGCACTCGGATTACTTTTCACATTTCTTAAATGCAGTTGGAAGGTTAGAGTAAAGATGTTGTCGAATACTCTGGCGATGGACGCCATTATTTTCATCGGATTGACTCTGATCCATTGGGGATCATTCAGTGGGGTGATGGTTGCATCGACCGGAGCAATGATCTGTTCAGGCATGTTGTCACTTGGTCGATGGCTATTTGGATACGTCAAGGATAACAAATACTATCCCGGCAGATTCAGTGTAATCAAACATCTGAGATAACTGATTTATGCCATTAATGGTATAAATCATTTAGCTAATATAAGTTGTCACGCTCACAACGTTGGGATGTTGGTGTTGGGATCTCGAAAATAACTTTCATTCCTATATACACACACTCTTTTATTTTATTTTTCCTATATAAACTTTATATATAACTTCCCAACATCCCAACATTTAAGAGAAAAATAAGGAAATAAGTATATAAATCAAGGGGTTAGGAGTGTTGGGATATTTTTTAAAAGTCCAACATTGTTGGGAGATTTCCCCAACATTTCGGGTGTTTTGGCGACGAAGAAAAATTATTTTCCGAATGCGAAGGCAAACTGCTCAGAGCAATCGGGCATTTCTTCACAAGTCCCAACACAATTGGACTTTGCGAACACCGCGCAAAGTCCGTTCACTAGGCTTTAATTGGTGTAGTAAATCTGGAGCTATCATGGCAATGAACGATGAACTGTATAACGATAAAGACCCTTTTGTCTTACATATCGTAAATGAAGATTTTGAATGGGACGAAGGGTTTATAGACTACGGTGAGGAATCGTCGGAAGGATTCTGTACCGATCCTCTCACCATCCTTGAACGGAGAGAAGAATGCCAGAGGCTATAACACATCACATCCTTGTTGTAACGAACAACGGGTGCGCACGATTGCTGCGCATCACGGCTGAATCAAAGAAAGAGGCGATGATCGAAGCTGCTTTGATCGGACGCAGCCCTGTTCGTCTGTACTGTACTGTTAGGAGGGATCAAAGTGTAACCAACTAATCACTTCTTAGGTGTAAACCGCCTGATGGTTGGGGGAGCACCTACCCCGTTCCAAAGCCAAGCGACGGCAAACAGCAAAATGTGACAACCTGTCTAATCAGCTCTATCAGCCAAAGAGCACCGGACGCTGTAACCGGTATTTAGCATCAGCCACTTAATCACTTAATCACTTAATCACAAAGGAAATATCATGACTACATCTATCCAAAAAGCGTTCACTACATCATCCATGTTGCAAACTAGCGAGGCGTCTCGCACCATCTTGTCGGACGTCATGCAGTATGTTGACGAGCTTAACAAGTTGGCGCCACGCAACGGGTTTTTTGCGATCAACGCGATTACGTCACAGATTGGATTCGCTTTATGCAGTCAGTTACTGTGGGACTTCCGCCGCAAATCGCAGACGGTAGCAGTTCCAGCTCCGACCGTCGATATCTTCAACGACGAGGCATCGGCTAAAGCCGAAGAAACAGAGATTAAGAACCGCACCTTCGAGCTGGGTCTATCAGAGTTGCCCCGCGTAAATGCACTCCCACTAACCAGTGCATATAAAATGATGTTACGCCTGTCTATGAGCAACCCGTTAAGCAAGGACTTTCCGGCTCAAATGCCGCACGAGATAATTCATCGTTTGCAATCTCCAGAAAATCCAAGTCTGGACGCGGTGTATGCCGATATGCAGCAACGAGAAATAAGTAACAACGCTGCTTCCCGTGCAATCCGGCAAGCAATCACCGCAATGGGCGCGAAGTTTGCGGTCTCGACAGAGGCTCGAAATAAGCAGGAGGCAGAGTACATATTGACTGAAATACGGTCTTACCCGAG